AAAATATGTGCTTACCTGAGGATAAGTTTAAAGAGTGGGTTACGGAACATAATGTTAACTCACATCTTGTTCTCCCGAATGGAGACCTCATCTATAAAACTTGGGGTAATAACTCAGGCTCAGGGTCAACAACTGTTGACAATATATTAGGGATGTCCTTGATTATAATTCATGCTCTGCTTCGTTTGTCGAAGGGGGACCCAAATATAGTTGACTTGGTTGAGGCAGCTTGTTTTGGAGACGATGTCGTTGGTTCAGACAGTATACACTGTTCTGACGAGGAATTTGAGAAAGTTTTTCGTGAAACCTTCAACATGTATGGTCATGAATTAGACCCATTCATCGTAACTCGTAATATAGAGGACCTAGAGTTTCTTGGATTTAGATTCAAAAACTTAGGTGGATGGTATGGACCTTTATATAATCTTGGAACACTTGCAAAGTCGTTTCAATATAGTGTAGAGAAAATATCGCGGGATGGGGAGATCAGTAAAATGCTCTCGCTACTCATGATGTCTGCAGGTCATGGGCTCGAAATCTACACAGTCTTTCGCGATGCATTAAATGAAGTGATTACTAAGTCTGATACTGATCTCGCAAAGAGATTAGCACGTTTTGGTGTTCCGACTCACGATGAAGCCTTAGAGTTTTATCGAGGTGGGTTTGAAGGTCTTAATGTTGACATGAGTAACATTCTCTGTGATTTATCTTTTTTGCATGGAGGCGGTTATTACACCAACGGAGGAGAAGAGGTACAAATTATGTGTAATGACTGATTCAAATGTAGCGAAAGTCGAATCTAAGATTGATGTTCTAACTTCAAGGGTTGGGGCATCAGAAGCTGGGTCTAATTGGGTGAAATGTGCCCTTGATCCCTTCCCGGACCAACCTCGTGATTGTGCGGGGTATCCTGATCAGATTAATGGTCCTTCAATAGTACAAAAGTTGAAGTTTCAGAAAACTTTATCACGTCCTAGCTCAGTTGCTCCCGGCAACTGGGATTGTCATATGTTCTTTTCACCATGGGACAATGACGTCAACTTAGTACCATACGACATGACACTTGATGGGTCAAGTAAAAATGGAAACACCGCTTCCATTTATTTTCCCAGTGGGATTATAGGCCCTAATGCTCCTAATTGGGGAGCTGGTGGTAATATAGATTATGATACCATGAATGTGGGTTTATCTAGACCATGTGGGGGTCTTGTTATCCGGGCTACTTCAGCCGGCTCTAATATGACAACCTATCATAATGTAACATCTATACCTATCCCAAATTCCTACTATCAAAATGGTAGGACTCGTG